CGATGAAATTAGAGTTGTTGAGGGAGAAGGATTTTTGTCGGCAGGAAACAAAAGATACACAGGTCGTTTTCTGACAGAGGATTTAATTGGTACAGATTTTTTATATCCAACAGGATTAATTAATTTATATAGTGCTGTACAGACAAAACCTTCTTTAATTGCTGGAGATGCTGTCAACGTAATCACAGGTAAATCTGTGAGAATGAAAGTAAAAAATTTTACTCCTGGTGTATATAAATTTTTCGAATTGGTTGCTATAGAATACGAAGGAGAAGTATTTTCATCCAAAATAGTACAGCGTTTCAAAATAGAAAATCAACAAACAGAATTAGACTTGGTACATAATAACCAAGGCCAAGAAAATATACCTCTGTCAATTAATGAGTTAGTCGCTATTACCTCTAAATATCTTACAGTAAAAACTTTGAAGATATTTGATAATAGAATGACAATGAGTAATTTGACCGAACAAATTGATTACGATTTGACCGCTTGGAGTTCTCAAATAACTCATTCCGTTACACAAAAATATATAACTAGTGTAGGTGGAAGCGGTTCGTCTTTTTCTCATTCAACTCCTAATTATAGATTTGGAGAATATCAAGATCCTCAAAACGTATTGAACAATACAGGATACATGATAAATGATACCTATCGTTTTGGTATTCAGGTTCAATGGAAAAGCACTGGTAAGTGGAGTGCGCCTTATTGG